CTTGCTGGCCTTGCGCGAGTTGAAAGTCGTAATTAGGCGCCAAACCGTTTTTTAGATCCTCGGCGCTGAACTGGTGCTGCAAGTAGCCTGTGCCTTGCTGCGTGCCGATAGGATTACCCTGCGCGTCATAGGTCGGCGTTGCCCCCGTAGACATAGAGCCGATCTGGTTCAGCGCGTTATACCCGGACGCACGATACGGCGCCTGTTGTTGTTGAATTCTTTCAAAATTGGCCTGTTGCTGCGCTTGAGCCGCCGCAGCCGCTTGTGCTTGTTGGTTAGAAGCGTCCTTAGCTGCTTGCGCGTTCATATACCCGCTGGCTAATGATGCACCACCCACTACCGCCGCTGCGACCCATGTCATTTTAGTTTCCTTCCAAAATATGCAGATTGTTGCTTAGTTTTAATTTGTTAGTCGCATCAAACAACGCAAGCTCGTCAGGCTCGACTAATTCGCTTTCAATATCGTCCAGATCGGTCTTATCGGTAACGTGAAACGTGATGCCTATAGAGTCCTCAACCGCGTAGGTGACGCGCTTCGTGCCGGGCTTTGACTCTATAACATCACCCGCATTTAGCGTTCGCATACCGGTTTCCGACCATGCGAGGATCTGGCCTTTAGCGCACAAGAATAGATGCGCTTTCTTGTGAACCTTGCCTACAATCGTCGTGCCGGCCGGCCGAAATACTTTACGGCAATACATGCCGCCAGAGAAATAATGCTCCGTAGGAAGTTCAACCTGTGGCAGCCTGACCATTTCGGCTTGTAGTCGATTAATCTGCGCCAGACTTGGCGTTGTTGATAAATTAGACATTGTAATAAGGCACTTTAACTGTCGCTCCGTTGACGGTCATTACAATAAAGCCAGCAGGATTTGCAGGCAAAGTTGCACTTCCAGTGGTCGCAGTCGTCGCGCTGCTGAAATTCAGCATATTGATGAAGAACTGCTGCCACGCACGAGCAGGTCTTTTTGTCGCAGGATCAAGAAATTCAGACTGTGGGTAAGGCTGAATCTGGACGTTGTATAGGCTCAACTTTCCCCCTGACTCGCTTTAAGGTTTGCGGAAATGATCACGGCCTTAATCGGATCGGTCACGGTCACTTCAAACACGCGGTCACGTGCCTGACCCAGCCGGCGCCAGATTGCGCGGTTCTTGTATTCGCCGATCAAACCGATTTTTGTCCAGTGTTCCGTTGACCAAGTCGAACCGCCATCATTAGACCAGCGCAGCATCGCCTGCGGATCGCTACCTTGACCCGTAGAAAGCCCCACGCCGGGCTGGAACTGAATCTGCAATTCGTCAAAGTATTGGCGCTGCAAGTCCGTCACAATATGCGGTGCGCGGCGCAGGCGTTTGATCGGCTGGCCGTTGTCGGTGTAATTGGTTTTGTCAAGCTTGTAGATGATGCCGTTCGCGTAGTCGCCTACCAGCACATGCCCCTGAAAAAGCGCAGCACAGTTTCCGCGGCAACGGTGATACACGTTCAAGTTATCGTTATAAAGCCACTTGTGCCACATGGTGGTTGTTGCGTCATAGCACCAAGTCAGATCAATGCTCGGAAAGCTCACAACGTAGATTTCGTGGCCTTCCAGTTGATAAGTCCACGCCACCGCATCGGTGATCGTATGATCGACCAGCGTATTCTCCACCGCGTGTGTGCTGATGCGCTGCGGCACATAGCCGTTCATCATCACAACTTCAGCTTGGCCGCGAATGTTTCTAGACACATAAGCAAACGAGTTGCCCACCCGCGCCATAGAAAAGGTCGCCGCGATGCCGTGTTGCGTCGAGGTTCCCGGTATGCGCTGGAACGCAAACGGCACACCCCCGGTGTCGACCCAGACTTCCGAACTATTCTCGCCCAGCAGATAGACTTCACGATGATCCACAATGAGTGAAACGAGGTTATCCGGTGCGCCGTCCTTGCTGGCAAAGCTCAGATTCTGCGTGATTGGCGACAACAAGCCGCTTGCCGCCCATTGCTGCGTGCCGGGCCGGTTATAGACAAAATAGTTGTCCACAATATCGACCACGTTTGCACCCGTAAAGGCGCCGTCAGTTGATGGAAGAATGGTGTAGTTCAGTCCGTAGAGCGTGCCAGACGCAAACGTCTGCGAGTTATTAATGGTATACGTGCCAGTGCCGCCAGTTCCCGTTCCTAGCGCCGTAATGATCGTGTTAGTAGTAACCCCAGCGCCTTGCACCGTCTGGCCGACATACAGCGTTCCAGACGTTACCGCGGTCACGGTCAACGTGGTCGTTGCCATAGAGCCGGTCACCACGGCGCCCACGGTCGCGGAATTCATGGTTTCGCTGGCAATCGTTTGCGTGTTATTGACGGTATACGTGCCGACACCGCCTGTGCCAGAGCCGAGTGCCGTGATTACGGTTTCAGCAGATATTGACAAGCCAAACAACGCCTGGCTGATTGCTATTGTGCCGCTGGTCATTGCGGTAACGGTCAAAGTCGTGCCGCTGATTGATCCCGTAAAGACCGCCGCGGCAGGACTGCCAATGCGCCACGTATACCGATAGGTGCCATCAACAATGTAGACGTTCAGACCGTTATCGGTAATGCCCACAGAGCCGGCGCTGCTGTTCAGCACGCCAACGATGGTCGGAGCAAGGTTAGAGGTTAGAACGTAGATATACGGGCCACCTACGGCAACAATCTGAGCGCCGCCGGATACCGTTCGCATTCCGCGCACCTCTTGTGCGGTCTGCAACACGACTTGAGAAGTAAGCCCCGGTGTAGGATATAGCGCCACCACGCCGCGGTCGCCGGGCTGCTTTAGCGGATCTATTTCAGGATAATAATTAATGCACTCTTGCGCGTCCTGATAGATCGAAGGCGCCTCGTAGGATGGGCCGACAAATCCGAAATCAGGCATTATCTAAAGCCCCCATACATAATCCAGCCAGCGTCCTTCTGCCGGCCTGTAATGATTGCGTCTGCGTAGCTGGCGACCATCGGAGGTTTCATGTTCGTCCGTTTGATCGTTGCTTTAGCTTGCGCCGCATAGCTTGTAATCATGCCGATCTGCACTTGCGAGGCTTTGCCATACATGGGCATCAGGCGCTCGGCCAAGCACCAGCGCAAGGCCATATTGTAGCCCTGCGGCAGTGCAAACACATCGTTCTGCGTCTGGTAGCTGCGGAATATCGTGTCTGTGAATAAGTGCAGTTCGCCCTGCCCCGGCGCCGGCCATACAAAGATGTTACCGAGGATCTCGGCCGGCTGGTAATAAATGGCTTTAGGCCACGGCCCGTTCATTGTCTTTAGGCCGATTGAATTGTATTGGTCAAAGTTCAGGACGGCCACCGGGTAATCTAGACCGCCGCCGACAATCGGCACGCCGTTTGACGTTGTTGAGATCCGAACGAACGCAGAAGTTAAGCTTAACGGCCGCTGATAATACGCAGATATGGTCGTGCTGGCCGCGGTCTGACTCGGCGTTATCGTGTAGGTTCCGATCTCGTTCACGTTACCGCCAGCGCCAGTATTAAAGCCCACGATGGTCGTGCCAGCGGTGATGCCGGTGCCGGCAAGCGTTTGGCCGATAGCAATGGCGCCCGACAGGATCGAGGTCACGGTCAAGGTTGTGCCGGATATTGACCCGGTAAAGCTGGCGCCGATCTGACCGCCGGGGCCGATGGTGTATTGCGTCTGTGTCTGCGTGGTTGGGAATATGATCTCGGTCTTGTAGTAAACCATCATGCCCTCGTTGCTCCACTGGTCAAGCATGTCGTTAAGCATGTCGAAGGCGTCCTGCGAGGCTTCAGGCGTCGGCGTTTCGCCAGCCGCCAGAGCGCCAATGTCTTTCAGTGCGCGGCTGATGATATCTATGGGCATCGTCATAATTTAATCCTTGAACGGCTTAAATACGTTTTTCATCCACGGTAGGTCGACCTTTTCAACCGTCACCGCCTGTTCGTCTAGCCTGTCTGTGATCGCGTGCGCCGAGTCGTGATCGACCCACGAAATAATGTCTTGTTGCGTAACGTCCTCAAGAGGCTTTATCAATGCCGGGTTTTTGAACGTCCAGTGGCCTTCAGTGGCAATATCACCGCAAGCAACATGATAGTGAGCAGACGTTATCAAGTCGCCATTTAACGTAATGCTTTTAATTTGCCAGCGATACATTCCACGCTTTCAATTCTTCGTTCCACTGGTATCGTTGTCCGTCCGTAGGCATAGGAATGGGAGATTCCCACCGGCAAGTCTGTTCGTTCAGCAACCAAGACGGATACGGTTGTGGTGGGATAAACGCATCACGCACCGAGTCGTAAGCGTAGCCAATACCGGCGTAATTCTTTCGCATCTTGCCGCTGTAGCTGGTTTGCTTCCACTCGCCGCCAAGTAGCCGTTCGCAGAACGCAGCGCCGATAGACTCCATTTCGACGCCTTCAGCGGTTGCCGTGTCAGCATTGCCCACAACAATTACTTGCGTGACTATGCCGCTTTCTACTTTAGCGAAGTGTGCCATTAGAATGTAATGCTCCCAGACCCAGACCAGCTATAAACTCTGTAACCACCAGCGACGGTAATTGTCGGAGACCCCGTTGTGGATGTTGCCGCCAAGAAAGAATCTGCGTATCTAATTATCACAATGCCGGAGCCGCCAGTGCCGCCCGTTGTTGTTTGTGAACCACCACCACCGCCGCCCGTATTGGCCGTTCCGTTTGAACCGGAACTTGTGCCACCGTTGCCACCGCCGCCTGTGCCGCCATTACCAGGTGTCGTGCTAAACGTGTTTGCACCAGAACCACCGCCGCCGCCATATGTCACAGACGATCCGCTAATACTAGATGCAGTTCCAACGCCGCCAGCGCCGTTTACACCACTAGAACCATTGCCGCCAACAGCCCCCGCACCACCACCACCGCCACCAGCGTAATTAACAGAACCAAAGGCAGCGCCGCCGTTGTTACCTTGCCCTGCCGTTCCGTTGCCGCCCGTGTAATTAACGCCGTTTACAACAAGTCCTTTACCGCCCCCAGAGCCGCCGGTTGACGACATGTTCGCAAGAAAGCTATTCCCACCACCACCACCGCCATCGCCTTTTACGGATGTGATTGTAGAAAACACAGAGTCATTACCCTGAGATGCTGTTGCACCCGCAGCGCCGCCAGCCCCGCCCGCACCGACAGTTACCGTAATCGGCGTCCCGGATGCCACCGCAAACCCGGTGGCCGTCCTGAAGCCACCCGCGCCGCCGCCGCCGCCGCTAGACCCGCCGCCGCCACCACCGCCGCCAGCTACGACAAGGTATTCGACAGCAGTCGGCGCAGTGGCAGGTGCTTTACGCGTCAAAAAAGAATTAGGCGCAGCAAACATTACGCAAACGCCTGTGCAGCATTGCCATACCAGACAGAAGCAATACAAACAAAGCTAAGAATGTCCACGCCGGTTGTGGCCGTTGTGGTGATCGTCGGAACGGTGCCGCCCGGCCACTTAACGCCGGTAAAGGTTGCTGTGCGCGACCCAGTTCCGTCTTGAATCAAACGCACGATAAACGATGTGCCGTTAGTCGTTGCCGGCATCGTAAACGTGCAGTTACCGGTCAGCGTGTAGGATAGAACGGTGCCGCTTGCAAGTGCGATTGTTTGCGCGGTTGACGAGTTAACAATGGCCGGCGCCGTTTCAAGGTACGCCGTAACGGTCGGATTGGTCAAAACCGGCGTTGCAATCGTTGGCGTTGTATCTAGCACCATCTTGCCTGTGCCAGTGACCGCGTTCGTCAGCGTAACGCCGCCGTAGGTTATGGCGCCTGTTGATGTCAGGCCGGCCACGCTAAGAACGCCAGTGCTAGGGTTAAAGCTCAGTTTTGTTGAGCTTGTGTTGTTTCCGGTAATCGTGCCGGTTGTTGCGCTGGTGAATAACGGATACCTGGTTGCGTTTGTTGTTGTATCGTCTGTGACCGTAATTCCGGCAAACGGCGTTGTCCAAGTCGGAGTCCCGGCAGTGGCAGAGGTAAGAACCTGACCCGTAGTTCCTGCCGCGGTAAATGCGTAGGCAGTGCCGGTGCCGTAAGGCACAGCACCCGCGGTCGGCGTGGCCGTTCCAGCAGTGCCGCCAAGATTGATGGCAACCGGGCTTGTTAGACTGAATACAGAACCAGCAAGCGTCAAACCAGTGCCGGCCGAGTAGCTGGCGCCACCAGTAAACTGCGTCCAGTTGATTGCGGTGACGCCTATTGTGCCGCCTGCGTTGCTGGTGCAGACCCAGCCCGTATCACCCAGCGTGCTGCCTGTTTCAATGAACGTAAACGCACCCGGCACTTGCGACCAAGTGTTCATGTCGGTGGATCTTGCCCACGCGCCAGCAGCAACAACATAGATGCCGTTATCCGCAGCCGCGGTTTGATTCTTGACCAGACAACGATCACCAACCGCCAGCGCGATAGTATCTACAGTCTGCGTGCCTGACAGTGTGATGTTCGCCGTCGTGCTGGCGACTACGGATGCCTTAATATCCAGCCCTTGCGCTACCGCGTCGACATACGCCTTGTTCGTGATATCCAAAGGATTGACAGGCGTTGCGGCTATCGTGCCACTCGTCAGCGTAGCCACGCCTGAAATAGGCGCTGAGAAATAATCACCCGCAGGCCCGACGAACGTAATGATTGAATGATACTGGTCGAAGATGCCCTGCACAGGCACGATGTTGATCGTCGTTGTCAGCGCCGTGTTGTTAGTGTTCGTCGAACTCATGGCAGAGTCCTTTAGTCAGCTTGCGTGGCGGTGATATACAACGTGTTCGTTGTGCTGCTAATGCCCTTGATATAAAACGGCGCTTTAGGCGCAGCAATGATCAACGGAAACGTCATTGCGGCCGGCAAAACAAACGAGCCGCTGATGCCGGTCGTTGCAATCGTCGGCGTTGCCACAGCAGCAGACGCATTCGCCATCTCAATTGCGGCCTTACCTGTGCCGGTATTGAGCAAGCTCACATAATTGGTTTGATCGTTCGTCGTTGCCGTAATCAGCAACGCACTGCTTGCGCTCGTAGTCAAGTCGAGCGCGAAACACGGCCCACTGATACGCATCACATTGGTGTTGGTCATCTTTTACCCCTAAAAACAGAAAAAGCCGCCCCTTTAGAGAACGGCTTTTCCGGTTGTTTACATTTTAGAACGAGCTAAAGTCAGTGCCGTAGATGTAGATATCCACGGTGCCGGCAGCAACCGCGGTGCCAACTTTGACGTAAAAGTTTTGTGCCGACAGGTTAAGCACGCCGGTTGCGGTAACAACGGTTGACTTCGTCACATACGTTGACGCGGTGTTGCTCGTCAGCGCAGCGTTCGTCACGACTTCAGTGCCAGCACCAGCCGGTTGCGTCCAGATGGCGAGATAGCCAGCGGATACGTCTTTATTGGCATTGGTAATGACCACGTTCGTGATGTTGTAGGTCGACGAGTTGATAACGCTCATAACCTGCGGAGCATCGCCAGTGACGTTCAACGACACGCCGGTTGCGGAGGCAAGCAAACGGATTGCCTGATTGCTAGCAAGCCCTTGCGGGTGAATGGTGCTAACTGAAGCGGGGCC